CCAGTTAACGCAACTGATATTGCAGCACCGGCGACACTGTCAACATAAGTTTTATTTGTAAGCTGATTTGCGGTTGTTGGAACTACAGATGATTCTGGAAGAGTTGTAAATGTTTTTATTCCTCCAATGCTCTGCGCAGTTGTTGTATTTACAGTTCCGTTAAATTGCGTTTGTATATTACTAGTAACACCATCTAGATAACCCAATTCAACATCTGTTATTGTTAATGCATTAGAGAGAATAGAACCACCTGTTGATAATTCTATGCTTTTTGCTGTTAGAGTTTTTAAATTTGTAACTGTTAAATTATTATCAACTGTAGTAGTATCACTCGCTGATGTATATGTAATTCCAGTTAACGCTAGTGTATTTGCTGCTACTTGCGTTCCAACATCAACACCATCTAAAATTAAATTGTTTGTAATCACATCATCAGCAACTACATTTGATAATCCTGAAATAGTTGGCACATTTGCGAGCTTATTATTATATCCACTAAACATGTTATATTATATAAACATTTTATTTAAACAATTTAAAAATAAAATATTAAATTTCCACCTTTAAAAGGTGGAGCCAATTAAAAAATAATAGCTAGTAAAAGGATATAACAATATTTAATAATAAGAGCAGTTATAACGCTCTTAACTTGCTCTGTGAGAAGGTCTGTAAATTTGGAGAAATCTTCTCCAACAAAAAAAAACCAATTGATTTCATTTTATTTTTATTTCGTCTCATAAAAGATGATTTAATAATTTTATCAAACACAAGATCAATCACCATTTCAACAACTTCACTTTTATTATGAAAAAAATCTTTACAAACTTCAATTACTACATCTTTCTTAAACTGCCCTTTCTGTCTACTAGTAAACAGATCTTCTACAATTTGACAACAAAATAAAATAACAGAATGATTTAACTCAAGTTCCTCAGCACTAAATATTTTCAATGCTTTTTTTAATTCATTCACAGCTTCTTGCTTTAACTTTAAATATTTCAATTCCTTTTTCTTATCTTTGTATCCTTTAACAGAATTAAGATTTAAATTAGTTTCAGTAAATTGAATTACATCGAGTGATACAGCATCATCACTTTTTTCGTCCTCATTTACAAGCAAAGAGATCGAATTAGAATTCATGGCATCTTTTCTTTTAATAACAGGTTCAGCCATTTTATAATATATTATAATATTTTAATTTTATTATATAATAATATATAAATGGACGATCTAGTATCACTACCAAAAGCTAGTTTTTCTTTAAAATATAATGACATAAGCACAAGTGATACCTTTGCGAATTATCCAGTTACAAATAATGTAGGAACTATAAATGCTACTAGAACACAAGCGACTTGGTATTCTTTAAATCTAGAAAATATTTTGGGTGACTTGTATAATCAATATGATTTATTTACAATAAGATTAAATACAATTTCATATCAACAACAAGCAGCATTCGGTGTAGCTGCATTTGACAGAAATGTTTATTTTTCAGTATCAGGTTTACCTTGGTATAATAATAATTATTCAATTACAAGAAAAACATTAATTAATTCGGCTATACTTGGATCACTTAATTTTATACAAAATGTATGTGATACAGGTTCTTATGAAAATTCTTATGTAGCTACATTCATGAAACAAAAAACAACTGATATAACAATTCAATTACTTTGTTTAGATGGAACAAGTCCAGCAATGAATGCTGCAACTCAGTTCCCAAGAACCAGTTGGTTTTTTGATATATTTCCAGTTGGTAAAAGAATTGATTTAGATTAAATCATACTTTTAAAAAGTATGAAGCAAATTATTAAATCATATGGATACTTTAATAGTAGATTTAAGACAAATTATTAAATTATAATATTGTATTATTATAAATGAGTTCAAAAATAGCACAACTAACAGCTTATTTTGCGACGACTGATAGTAATTATGTAAATATTGATATGAGAGCAGTTCTAGGTCAACAAAATTTTAAACTAGGGCAGAAATATAATTTGGTTTTAAAAGGGCAAATGAATGATGTAGGGATCCTTACGGCTGCACAACAGGCAGATCGGTTTATGGTTTCAAGTAATATGATGCGATTTCAAAATTATGAAACAGCGGTTGATAAAACTGCAGCAACATTTGGTTTAAATCAAATGGTTTCATATGCTACATATCCCATTTATTATTTTGATACAGTGAGTTGTAATAGTCAGGGGCTTTCGAATAGTTGTTTCCATACTTTTATTTTAGAGGCTGAACAAGGTTTTTTCAGAATCCAAGCACAAAACCAAGCTAACAATACAACGAGCACCGTAGTATATCCAAATTATTTATTAATATTTGATATATACCGCTGTATTTAAATTTTTTTATTTGCTTCATAATATGCTTTGGTTCTATTATTTATTAATTCTTTATTATTAATATAAAAATTTTTCCTTTTTTCAAGTATTCTTTCTTTATTTTTTTCATACCAATTATTTTTATATAATGTAATTTTATCTTTATTTTTTTCATAATAATTTTTAGAATGTAATGTACTGTATATTAAGCATTCATTTCTTAATTCTTCACTACTACGATATGGTTTGTTTTTATTTATACAATCTAATTTATCATACCATTCACGCTCTTTTATTCTTAATTCTTTTATATCATTAATAATAATAGTTTCCAAAATATTATAATAATAATTATTTCTATTTATAATTTGTCTAGAACAACACATATTTTTTTTAATAAATTTATGTTGTGATATTCTCTTTGATAATTTTGTAGTAGTGCTACCGATATATCTATCTGCTGTTTCATTACAAACTATTTCATAAATTATACCTTGTTTTTCCATTTATATTATTATATTATTTTATTTTTAAATAAATTATTTATAATTTATATAAATAATTAAATAAGTATCTCAAAATATATATTAATAAAAATAAATTTATAATTTTTATTAATTAATGTTTAACATATTGTAAAGCTTCCATTTTACTGGTTCCCATGGCTGCAGCAGTATCATTAAGATCTTGTAAATTAATATCACCAAATTTATGTGTAAGATAAATATGTCTTAAAATACTAGTAGATATATTTTGATTAAAAATTTCATTAAGACGATGAGCAATTTGAGGAGATGTTAAGCCCTTTAATTTTGTGTCAAATAAAACAAAATCACTAGGATTAATTTTAAACCATTTATTAAGAATAAGCTTAAGATTTTTTGGTATATCAACTTTTACCTTACCATATATCTTAACAGTTTTATAACTATTAAATACAAATTGACTATTTTTAATATCAACATAATTATCTTTATCCTCATCATAATTTTTCCATTTCATATTCCAATCAGCACTGCGTCTAGGAGCAATAAATAAACCACTTGTAAGAGAGACTAAAATCCATTTTTGTATTTCATTTATTTCAGTTGATGATAAATTATTTTTAGATAGATAAAGTTTAGCGTGAGCCTCAAGATTTTTATAAATATTATCAACCTGATCCATGCTTATCATATTTTCTATTTGCTTTTCATTTTTTTCTTGTTTGAGCATTTGAGTTTTTAAAACTTTAATATCATTCATCATAGGCTCATAATATTTTTTATTATCAGTTAAGACAACAAGAGCTGCAAGTTTTGTCTTTCGAGTATTAATAGGTTCATCAACAAGACAAGATAAAATATGATCAACATTATTAAATTTATCCATAGTCATTTCTTCATCTTTATCATATGCTCTACGCCAAATGTTATTCAATACGCTCTTATAAGTTTTAATTGAGTTATCAGTTAGATGAGATCTTTTTTCCCTTAATATTTTGGATAAATCCATTATACTATCAACAGAGATTTTATTTTGAGTATTGTATGAAAAAATGTATTCCATTATGATATAACTAACAAACAGTCTTCAAATAGTTTAACTATATATTGACATTAACAAGACTAAATTATAAGTATTTAAAGACAATGATGATATAATATGATATGTTTAAACAGAAATTGACAGATTATGTAGCATATAATGTATATAGATAACAATTAACGGCCGTTAATTGTTATTATGTTATGGT